ATAGGACCCTCGTCAGGGTCCCCCATTATCCGTCGAAAGACGGTATTGGGTTCTCAGATAGGCGTCCCTATCCTCCACTCATGCCCTAAAGGGCACTCGGCTGTTATTTAAACACTCTAGAGAGGTAACGTCGTGTTAAACTTTCGTTCAATGCACAATGTCCAACGTCTCCTCCTCGTAGATCCGGAATTCCGGTTCTACTTGGGCGAGCGTTATCCTGGTCTGAGGCTACGGTCATTCATTATCTCCCTCCTTGAAGGAGACGATGATCTGCCGTGGCTTATCGATCAGGCGACGAAGTACTTGAACGAGCTGGGGATTGACTCCCCAGAACGTGACGGTGCTTCTCTGGCCTTTGACTCACTGATCGCGTTCAATGTCGGGCGAATTCACGCCTGGCATCGAGCTAATGCTGCATCATTCGAGAGCGAAGGGTATCTCATTTCCTCAAAGGAATATGATGAATACTTATTCGTTAGCGACTGGTGGGCAGACATCGTTCAGTGGGTAAAGGATGTGTATGGGGCTAATCTCCCATAAATAACATCCGACTTCGGTTTAAAAGCCGAAGGAAGGTGGCCCTACCGCGAGGTAGGGTTGTTTCTACTCATTCTCCGAGGTATCTTTATGGCACGCTCTAACTATAACATAGCTTTGCCCGGCATTGTTGACCTGCATCGCCCCAATGGGGCCCAGGTCTCAGGCTGGCCGAACCTTGTTACAGCTAGGCGCATGTCGGAAACGACAAGCGGCGTGTCACGAAGAAAACCAAAGGGCTGGAAACCGCCAACGGCGTACAGCCTGACGAGTAGAGACGTCTCGTACCAAACTGGCTACTGTTTGTACTATAACACGCCAACCAAAGGGTCGACGGGTCAATGGTACACAGGAGTAGTTGGTTGCCCCGAATCCGGGGGGAGGTTTAATGGTGAACACCATTTTAACTCCGCTATCAGCGAGACTGATGCTATCGCAGACCTAGGGTTGCGTAATGCCGCCTTAACGGCAGCACGTAACAACCTGAAGAATACGAGTATCAATCTCGGAGTCGCGTTCGGAGAGCGAAAGCAAACCGCACGCCTGATAGGAGACACCGCTAGCCGTCTAGCCAGGTCAGTCCGTTACCTAAAGCGGGGTTCAATCCGCAAGGCAATGGACGAGCTGGGCATCTCTTCACGTAAACGTGAACCACGGGGCAGTAATGTCCCTCAAAAATGGCTTGAGATGCAGTACGGTTGGAAACCTTTGCTCAGCGACGTTTACGGCGCTGCGGATGCCTTAAGTAAGCATCCGACCGATCACTGGAGAGTGACCGCAAAGGCTACACGGTCTAGAGTAGACCAGTATGCGTATGACAAGTACCCCGGTTCGGGGTCTGGTTTTGACGCATGCGAGTGTAGGGCCCAGGTACGGCGTTCGGTCTTTGCAAGGATCGACGCAATACCTGACAACGCTGCCAAAATAGCGTTAGCATCCACAGGCGTTACCAACCCATTACTCGTGGGTTGGGAACTAGTCCCGTTTAGTTTCGTTGTCGATTGGTTCATACCAATTGGCAACTACGTTGAATCACTAGACGCGATGCTCGGTTATACTGAAGGCTACTATACGTCATCTCTGTTCGTTAGAGCAGAATGGACGGATAAAGGCCGCAGTGGAACTGTAGGATCGCATAAAGTAATCAACGACTTCTACGGGTACAAAAAGCTTATTCATTTGTCACGCACAGCGCAAGCTGGCGTGCCTTTGAGTAAGCTTCCGAGGTTTAAAGATCCTCGGAGCCTGGGGCACATGGCTAATGGCCTGGCATTACTTGCCCAGGTCTTTGGTCGCCGTTAATTAACATCAACGTCAACGAAAGGTAGGCTTAAAATGCCAGCTATTGCTGCTCTAACCATCAATGATGGTCTCGCAGTCCCGGTCGCTCACACGTTCAACCCCGTCACTACTGACGGGTCGAAAGCGTTGTTTGCCGATCGTTCGCCCACAATTCCTGCAGGTTTCCGGCAGATCTCTTTCGAGGTCACGCCGCCCAGCGGGAATCGTACCACCCATAAGATCACGGCAGGGTATATGAACCCGACCGTGGCCACTGTGGATGGCGTGGACAAAGTCGTCCGGTACTCGAGTGCTCAGGTGATCCTGAACATTCATCCGGAGGCAACGCTCCAGGAGCGGAAGGATCTTCTTGCTTATGTCGCCAATTCTCTCGATTTGGCTAGCATTAAGACCTCCGTTGAGAATCTTGAGCCGTTCTACTAACCGGGAAACCGGCGAAGCAGGACTGCTTGTCTTAGCTATCGTTGCACTGTTAAGTGCAGCGGCAGTTTCGACTAATAAGATCTCAACCGTCGCGAAAGAATGTCGTAAGACAGTCCCAAGTGACGGCCCCCATTACCTTAAGAGGTACATGAAATGCGTCGTAAACGGCGTAGGAGTACGACAATCAGCTTCTCAAATGAGCGATTCCTTGAGCTCCTCCGAGACCTAACAGGGATTTCTCCTGTAGGCGATCTCGGACGGCAAACCCCTCTTGACCTAACAAGTCTAGAGAGTGCCCGAGGCTCTTTGCTCATGAAAGAGTTATTCTCTAAGTATGATGACGGTTTACCGTCACCAGAAAAAGAGTCTAACACATGGAAGCGATTCCATGCAGCTGAACTCAGTTGCCAAACCGTAAACCAGCAGATCTCGAAGTGGGAGTGGACTAAAGTGCCCTTCTGGGTACTCGTTCGCGCCCGCATAAGAGAAACGCTGGGTAGGTTCGACTGGGAGGATTGCGCACTGCACTTTGATCACGGCCCTGGCGCTTCGACGCGCCTACCAAGATCAAGGAGCTACGCAGCCTATAAATACTCCGGTATACCGGAGAGTACTTCAGGGTGCGCGGCCCTTGGATCTGCTGCAATCAGCATGATCCCCCTTTGGAAACAAGGGGTCCTGGATTCAGGAGAGGGTTCCGGCGATCTCGTCAAGATCGTCCCCGGAAACCGCGTAATTACCGTTCCGAAGAACTTTAAGACGGATAGGACGATTGCTATCGAGCCTGAAATGAATATGTATATTCAAAAGGGCATCGGTAGCGTTATCCGAAAGCGTCTAAAAAGGGTCGGAGTTGATCTCAACGATCAAACGAGAAACCAGCGGGCGGCCCGTGAGGGCAGTCTGACTGGTCTGTTAGCTACCGTGGATCTTTCCATGGCAAGCGACACAGTCTCTCGTTCTCTCGTTGAATGGCTCTTACCTCCCGACTGGGGCTTAGCTCTTGAGCAGGCTAGGTCGCCCGTGGGGGTTCTTCCTTCTGGTGAACTGATTCGCTACCAGAAGTTCTCCTCAATGGGGAATGGCTACACTTTTGAGCTTGAATCACTCATTTTCTGGGCTATTGCCCAGGAGTGTGCCAGACCCTTTAACATTTGGGAGATGGATGAGTCTATCTGTGTGTATGGTGATGACATTGTCATACCTACACAGTTCTACGACCAGTTTTGTGCGAGACTAATCGAGGTTGGGTTTACACCCAACCCTGACAAGTCGTACTCAAGCGGGCCGTACCGTGAGAGTTGTGGTAAACACTACTATCACGGGATAGACATAACCCCGTTTTACATCAGAAAGCCAGTGCGAACGCTCGATCGCCTCTTCCTTACCCATAACAACACCTTTAGGTGGGGTGAGAGAACAGGCATCGACGTGTCTTCAGTTTTGACATCACTGAAGAATCTCGCACCGGCTTCCTGGCGTAAACCCCGTTTGCCAGACGGGTACGGTGACGGTGCCTTCATTGGTGCCGTTGACGAGCTCGTCCTGGACTCACATCCACATGGATGGGAGTGCTGGCAGGTTAAAGCACTCGCTCGGATGCAATCCGAGCTGCGTGATAACCTGCCGGCCGGACAGTTGATTGCGTCCCTAAAGACGTCAATCAATACTACGCGGACTTTCTACCATGGCCAATTTGGCTATGGTCCGCTCTTAACGGCGGATTTCAAAGAATCGCGTAGTGGGCTTCCCGCAAGGGAAGGGGGGTATAGATTAATAACAATATCTATACCACGGTACCCCACAGCGTAAGCTGTGTTTGGCGGGTTCTCCGCCTGGGCTGAGGTGTTTTACACCTCTTTCGAAG